GGCCAGTCTTCAAGTCAATGACATGAAGATGGTTGCCATCGACCAGGATGGCATCAGCAGTGCCACCAAGCGCTGGGTGCAGGGATTGCAGGCCCTCATCGAGGTTTACTTCGATCAGCTTTTTGCGCGGATTTTCGACCAAAGTGTTGACAAAGTCTGCATAGCCTTGGGCCATGGCCACATGGTCAGGATCAGTTCCGGCTGGTATTTCACCATTGCGCAGAATGATCTCAGACAGTTCATGGATCGCTGTGCCAATGGCAGCGGCCTCACCGGCTGGCTCGTAAGGCATGAGGGATTCAAGCCGGTATGAGCCTGGGCAAGACATGAATCTGTCTGTGCGGGATGCTGAGAGTCGGGCGTGTTTTCGGGTTTCATGTTGCATGGTTTCTCCAGTTGGTTAAATAATTTGGTTGACGACATTGAGCTTTTTTAGGACCTTGGCCAAGACATTGTGGTCGAGGGATGCCTTAATTGTCAGAATGTAGATAACGGGTGGAATGCCTGATTTGTTGATGTTTTCCACACGGCTTGATGCCTGCTCCAGTGCCGAGGTGGACCAAGTGCATTCGACAAAGACAATGGTGTCGGCAGCCGATAGGTCCACACCTTCAGACATGGCGGCAATGTTGCCAATGATGCAAAGGGTCTTGCCGGCTTGGAAATCTGCAATGGCCTTGTCGCGCTTGGCCCTTGATGTGTCACCCACCACAATCACGGGTTTGTGGACCTTGAGTTCATCTTGCAGGGCTTGGACCACATCCTTGTGATGCGCAAAGACCACCACCGGCTCATTGGCCTGGAGCAAGTCATCGATAAAGTCGGCAGCGTATTGCACCTTGCGCATACCGGCCTCGCGCATGATTTCTGCCAAGCCCTCAAAGGCCAGCAAGGCGTTGGGGTTTGCCATCAAGGCATCGGCATCAAAGGCTTGCTCGCGTTTGTCATTGGCCAGATCAAAGGTGATCAGACTAACCTGTGGGTCTTTGTAGTCTTTGAAGATGTTTTCTTTTTTGCGTCTTAAAACATGAGGCTTCATCAGCTCTTTGAGTTCGACCAGGTTAGACGCGCCACTGGTGTCTAGGCCCCATGGAGCCGACCACATCTTTGCATAGCGGCCTGCAAAGTCGTACCAGCCGCCTCTGTAAATGCCAAGGCCGTGCAAGATGGGCCACAGTTCAATCGGCCTGTTTGGGATGGGTGTGCCAGACAATGCATAAACATGGTCCACTTTCTTCATGGCCAGCATGGCAGCCTTCGTTCTTTGGGCTTTTGGATTCTTAATCCTATGGCACTCATCCAAAACCAGAGTGTTATATCTGTCAACGTGTGTTACACCATACTGCAAGACATCGTAGTTAATGATGGTGATATCTGCTGAATTTACCTCTGAAGCCTCACGTTTACCATTGACCACATGGACCGAGACATTGGGGGCCAGCCGAGCAAAGGCCGCTTCCCAGACTGTCTTGGCAATGGCTGGGCAAACGATCAGGGCTGGGAGGTTTTCGAGAGCTGCTGCTGCTGTGGGTAGCGTCTTACCAACCCGTGGCTGGTCGGCCAGTATGGCCCTGCGCCTAGAGAGCAAGAAGAGCTTGGCTTCCTGCTGGTGTGGGAATAACTGCATTTTCGCTGTGTCCGTTTCTTTCGTTTTAACTTGCAGGCATCTTAACTGACATTTGTGCTAAAGTGCAATTTCTGTTTAATCGCAGAAACGTGAAAACCCTTAAACCCTTAAAAGGAAAAAACCATGACAAAAGTCGTAACCGGTAAAGTTCGCTTCTCTTATTTCTCAGCACTGACTGCTCGCAAGAATGAGATGAACGGCAAAGAAGAGTTCTCCACCCAGGTGCTGGTCCCAAAGACAGACACCGAGACTGTCAACCAATTGAAAGCGGCAGCCAAGGCTGCATTGACTGCCAAGTTTGGTGACAAGATTCCAAAGACTGTGCGCAATCCCTTGCGTGATGGCGACACCGAGACCAAGTCTGATGGCTCACCATTGGGGCCAGAGTATGCAGGCCACTACTTTTTCAACACCAAGTCAACGGCAAAGCCTGGCGCTGTGGACATGCATGGCCACGACATCATTGGCAGCCAGGACATTGTGTCTGGCGACTTTGGCCGAGTGTCTTTGAATGCTTATGCCTATGACCAGGCAGGCAATAAGGGTGTGTCGTATGGTTTGAACAACATCATGCTGCTGGCCAAGGGCGATTCATTGGGTGGTGCAAAGCCAAGTGCTGCCAGTGACTTTGGCATTGCTGCTGGCAAAGCACCAGCAGCTGCTGAATCAGTCGACAGTGACTGGTGATTCTTGAATCAGTTTATTGAGCGCAATGTTCAATTGATTGACTGAAGTCCAAAGCGGCTCCACAGTTCCAGACAGCCACCGGCTGACCTGGGACTGCTGGATGCCAGCCTCCTGGCACACCGCAGCCATGGTTATCTTGTGAGCCTTGGCCCTTGCCCTGATAGTGTGAATTGATTCCATGGGCGCATTCTAATTGCGGTATATGTATAAAAACAACACCTAAAAAATATTTGTTTACAGATTATTAAATTCTGTCAAAATTCGTTACTCCTATCAATTAACGCGAGAAACGACATGAAAGAAAAAATCATTACAGCCCTGATCGAATGGACCTTGGCCATCATCATCTTTGGTGGCATTGGCGTGATGTTGGCCTGGAGGGGATGAGCCATGACTCAATCAGCATTTCCATGGACTGCCGATGACGGCCAAAAAGTTAGAGGCGAAAAAGGCATGACCTTGCGTGACTATTTTGCGGCTAAGGCTATGCAGAGCTTAATTCATGTACAGGTAAAGACAGCACAGCAAATGACCGCAGAAACAGCTTACGAGTGGGCAGACGCTATGTTGAAAGCGAGAGAAGCATGACTTACAGCCGCACACCTAACTGCCCAAAAGACTTGTTCGAGTTTGTCTGCTCAGTTGAAGATGTCGACCTGGTCTGTTTCCTGGAATACAGCCCAGCCGAAAAAGGATCGACAGATTCTTATGGCGCTGCTTATGAGCCTGATTTGGAAGAGTCCATGACTCTGAATAACGCATACATCTCTGAAACCGATGTCGATGTTGCCCACATGCTGCTGCAAAGCCTGGTGGACCACATTGAGGTGTCTGCACTGGAAAAATACAATGACAAATGAATTGCCACCAGCCCTTGAGGCTTGCCTGGACCTGGTCAATGACTTGGTCCACCCAGAAGTCTTTGGCCACTCAGTCCCAGCTGAAGTTAAAACCCGTGCATTCGTTGTCAAAACAATGCTGGAGCGCTTGAAAGCCAGAATGGAGACCAGCACATGGCCAGAGGCTTAAAACCCCGTGTAGAGCCTGCCATCGAGGCAGCGCTACAAAAGAAAAGCAATCTCTCAGACCTTGATCTAGCAAAGCTGTGCTTTTGTGCCAGGCGCAGTGCTGCGAGGATTCTGTTTGACTTGCACCGGCATGAGCTGGTCTACATCAGCGGATACACCAGAGTGAGCGCCAATGGCCAGTGGCGGCCACTGTGGTCATGGGGTGATGAAGACGATGCCATTGCCCCTGGGCCAGTGCCAGGCTCAGAGCGCATCAAAAAATACAGAGAGAAAATGTCAGCCGATGACAAAGACTTTGGCTTGGCCAGACGCAGGCAGAAGAGACGGGTCGTTAAACGCGACCCACTTGTGGCCGCGTTTTTTGGGGGAATCGTATGAAAATAGTTTTAGACGTTCAGCTGTCTAGTTTTGGTATCAACATCGATGTGCAGCCAGACAAAGCCATTAACAAGATGTCTGGCCCAGAGCAGCAGGCCATTGCTGAAGAGGCTATTCGCGCTCTTGAGCATTACATCGTCATGGTCACTCTTCCCCAAGAAGTTTCTTGAGTCGTTTGATTTGCTCTTCATCCATAAACATGGAAATGTTTTCGCCAGCTGTGGATAGCTTGCCCCTGGTCAATTGATTGGGGTCTGCATAAACTCCACTCAAATTGAATGGCTCATCTTGATGTTGGTAGGCTAAAAACATATCTTCTACAGATGCCTTGCCAATTCCAGAGCCAGGCTTGTTCATTTGCGTTGGCAAAATCTTGTCGTAAACCGGCTGCATAAATTGACTTACTGGAGCGCCACGGGTATTGCCAAAGAATATGCCTGGCATATCGTATCCATACGCACCATGAGTGCCAGGACTAATGCCGCGATTTGGCAATGCCTCGTAAATTGAATCACCCATTAAGAAACTTGGTTTGTTCATTACATTGGGATCAAACATAGCCCGTTGTAAGTCTGGATAGTTAAAACCCAAGCCTCTTTCGGCAGCGACATTGCTCATCTTATCTACAAATACTTTTCTCAAATCGCCTGCACTTCCGGCCTTTAAGCCTTGGCCAGTCAGCAATTGCGCTGCCGCCATTGGATCATTTAAGCCAACAAAATCCTTGTATTTGCCTTTTTTTCCTTTAACTGTGGCGCCTCTCATTTGGTCTGAAATTGTGTCCAAAAGAGATGGGCTTGGATTTGTAGCTTTAATCATTGACAGCAGGCCAAGTGTTGGCCCAGTCGAAAAGTTTTCGCCACTTGGAGGCATTGTGTGTGGCGCCATAAATATTCGGCCAGTTCCACCCATCTTTTTGTTTTCCTCAATGGCCTGCAATGCTCTAGTGTTTTGCGCTTTAGCAGCACTTTGATTTGATGCATAGCCAATGAAATTTTTGATATTGTTTTCATCCATCATGTACATCAAACCGCCTGGGGTAACAAACGCATTGTTGCCAAGTGGGATGTCGCTGACATTAGTGACTAATGTGTTGCGACTCAACATATCAGTTGGGTAAGTCATAATGCTGCCGCCCAGCATCTCGTCATAGTTGACTGGCCTTCTAGCCACAATGCCTGGTAGTTGCTGAGTCTCGTACCTTGTGCCGACCAATGGGTTTGGCTTTGTCTTTGTTGTGTCTAAGTAAACATTGGACCGAGTACCCTGTGCCAAGTCACGCAAGACATCAGCGCCAGCACCACCGCGCTCAAGCATTTTTTTAACCCTTGGCTCCATGGCCCGTTCAAGGTCCATGCCCCTGCGCTCGGCTTGGGCCAGATAAGCCTGGCGAGGGATTGAGCCAAGCATTGCAGCCTCTGGCAGTATCGGTGGCAGTTTGCTTGCTTCCATGAGCTGTGCAGCCTTTTGCAAAGCCTCTTGGGCCACCTTGCCCCTTGGGACATAGGTGTTGCGCTCCATGAATTTCTTGGCTTCTTCTTCGGCAATGCGCACAGCTTCTGGGCTGCCATAGCGGCCACTGGTGATGCCTTTGAATAGGCCATATGGGGCGCCAACAACACCAGATAAGAGTCCAGTGCCAAGTGTGGCGCCAGTCTCGCCAATGCCTTCTAAGTAGTCCAGCAAGCCTGCCATGTTTATTCCTTATTGGCCGTAGATAGGTCTTGGTGCTGTCGCGCCAATGTAGCTTGCACCATAAGGCACAGTCTTGCCAAGCATTCTGATTCCAGATGCCACAGCATTTTGCAAATTGGCCATGCCGCTTTCATCGCGCAACGCTTTGCGCACAATCTCTGGGTCTTCTGAGATCAGAATCTGGGCCACGCGCTGGCGGTCTTGTTCTGACATTCCCTTGTTTGCATCACCCAGCATCTTGCTGACCACTCGGAATGCAGCCATGGGGCTTCCACTGGCAGCACTGGCCAAATCATCAGCCGTAATGGTCGAGCCAGTACGCGCAGCTTGCATGATTGATGATGCCGTGTCTGATCCACCAAGCACTTTATTCTTGGCAGCCTGCGACTGGGCTGCTGTGCCAATGCGCGTCAAGATGCCATCAAGCTCATCACCAGGATAAATGGTGCGCAAGATGGCGCCTTGTTTGGTCTCAGGACTGGCCAGCACACCCATCATGGACTTGGCGCGACCTGACCCCATCTGATTGCGAATGGCATCCATGGCGCCAGCCCTAAACGCATTGACTGCACCAGGGTTGCTGGCCATGTCTTCCATCATTATTTGGACTTCGTCTGCGCTCTTGCTAAAGATGGTGCGGCCTTCTTTGAATGCATCCCTTGCGCTTCTAAGCTGTGAGGCTTCAGCACGGGTTGCAGCCAGTCTTGGTGATGATGAATCAATGGCATCTCTCAAAGCATTTTCAACGGGTTTAAGCGCTGCTCCAACACCACCCTTGCCACTTGTAAAGGCAGAGTCAATTGATGTCTGGATACCTCGTCTGACGACTTCAGCATCTTCCAATGTTGGCGCCTTGGCAAACACAATGTTGCCATCTTTATCAAAAGAGAAAAATGGTTTCTTGCCTGTCTGGGCCGTGTAGATTGCATTGATGTCAGCAATGGCCGTTGGCGATCTTTGCAGCGCGTCTTTAAGACTAACCAATAAATCTTGGCCAATAATGCCGCCAGTGCCATAAGAGTCTTTGTAGGCTTTGTTTTCCAATGCCCTTGCTTCGTCATTGGTTGATCGATAGAAACGCAAGACATTTTCATTCTGTGGCCGTGGTCCCATAAAGTTGGGGTTAAGGCCGCTGACCAGCTTCTGCTGCATATCTGTCAAGGCTTCTTTGCGCAATGTGTCTGGGCGTGTAGATAAGGCGCCTTGAATGGTTGTGGATGCCTTGCCGCCTTGGGTGTACAGACCACGCACGGCAGCCAGCAGCGTTTGGTTTTCGGCCAAGATTTCACCACGGGCAATGCGCTCCACAATCTCATCTGTGGTCAGACCAGTCTCGCCTGCAAGTCGTTGAATCTCAGCCTCTGCTGCCTTGCCACCGCGGCCACCGGCCAAGCGCCTGGCAGCATCGAGCGCCATGTCTGTGACTTTGCCAACACCCATAAATCCAGCCTGCACCACTGGGGCAATAGATGCACCCATCATTGTTGAGCCTGGCACTCTGGCAGCACGGGCCGCAAAGTCTCCCTCGCCTGTCATAAAGCCTGTAATGCCACCTTGAGCGCCACCAAGCGCTGATGTGCCTGCCAATGCCCTAACCAATGGGACAACACTGGCTGCCACCCTTGGGCCAGTCAATGGCGCTGCCGTGCCACCAGTGGCTAAAGTCAATGCAGCCGCTGATCCAACACCGCCCAATGCCTCATAGCCCAATGC